GATTAAAATATTGTGTTACGCCAAATTACGCAAATTGTAGTATGGTTAGTCGGCGTACAATTCATTTTGCTTTAGCTATCAATAAAAAAGGGGGTTTGATATCAGCTATTATATATTTTAATACAATAAGGATTTAAGTTTCTTTTGGTCAAGGTTTTCTTTTTAAAGAAAAGATTGTGCACTGTCGTTGCAATACGACTCTTGTTTGGTTACTTTATGAAAGTAACTGCATTTGTTTTACTTTGTGCAAGCAAAGTAATTTAATATGTCTATATTTTTATTTATTTTATTAAGTTTATAAAATCACGAGGAGCCACGCACCGCAGATGATTTTAAGTGAAGGGAAGGGGTTTCTGGTCAGACACTGAGAATTAAGGCAAACGACGATTATAAGAAGCCCCTTCCCAAACCTAGAGAAAGTCCCCACATTAATTTTGCGAAAACCCTTAGATTCTCTCAAAAACCCAATTATTAATTGTTATTTAGATATATTGACTATATTCCCCTATTAAGTCCCCTAAACTTCGTCCCATTAGTCCCTTAGTCCACCCTAAAGGGTGGACATAAGTGGACTAACTTTGGCTTTTTAAAAAACCTTATAATCATTGGACTAAATGGAAATCTCAATGATCTTAAGTTCATAGTTAGTCCAGCCCCTTTGGACTAACTTTTAGTCCAGTATCGTTGGACTAAAAACGAACTTTGTGTAAGATGAACATACAAAATATGGAGGAATATGATTGTACCAGAGAGACTAAAGCTTTTATTAAAGCATCATAGATTAGAAGATAATTACAAACCGCTCTCATACATAAAGGGCGAAGACGTTACCAAGTTAAAACCACCTGAATGGTTAATGGAAGATTTTATAATGGAAGAGGGATTTACCGTACTTCACTCTGACGCAGGCGTTGGTAAAACATTTTTGGCTCTTGATTGGGCAAACACAATAGCGAATGGTTGGTCTTGGTTTGGAAGGGAAACTCAAAAGACTACTGTATTATACGTACTAGCGGAAGGAATTGGGTACCTAGGCGCTCGTGTATCCGCGTGGAAGAACAGAAGAAATGCCTCCATATTTCCTCCAGTCTTCTACTACACGAGCGCGGTGCCCTTATTTGCACCACCAGGAAAGCTGCCTACTACAGAACAATTGGATTTTTTAGATATGGTAGAATCTGTGGATCCAGGGCTTATAGTTTTTGATACATTACAACGTTGTACTGTAGGTGCTAATGAAAACCTACAACAAGATATGGGACAAGTTGTAGCTATGGTAGATACTATTAGGCAAAACTTTAACTGTGCAGTTATGGCAGTACACCACGATACAAAGAGTGGGGAATCTATGAGAGGGTCTTCAGTTATAAGGGCTTCTGCAGATACGACTATACACCTTACTGCACGTGGAAATAATGACGGATTTATTGAAATGGAGTGCACAAAACAAAAAGATGCTGAGCCATTTAAACCTTGGAGTCTAATGCTTACTGCTGACCAAGAAAGTGGATCTGCTTCGCTGACTGCGTACCAAGAAGGTGTTAAAGCTAGAGATTACTCTCTACTTAAAGCTTTAGCTGATATTACTACCTTCAGGGGAGAGAAATTCTTTAATAAAGCTTGGAGAGAAGCTGCAAATATGGAAGGCGGCGGTTTTGAGCGTCCAAAGGCTCAGCTTATCAGAGAAGAGCTTGTAGAGCAAACGGGTGAAGGAAGAAGTAAGCAATTTAGTGTATCTAAGACAGGTTGGGATATAATAGAGAGTGAGAGTTCTAGACCTGTTCCTAGAATTGAGCACGTCCAGGACGATTTGCTAGACGAGGAGGAGAAATAGCAGATGCGGTAGTACGTTGCCGAAATTGCGGCGTACGAACAATTAACGTGTTCGGTATGCCTACTGATATTAAAGACGGGATATGTAAATCTTGTCGTGAGATATTGTCTCAAATATTAATAGGTGTTAAAGACTTCGTGTTATAGTACAACTATGACTAAAGAGGTTAAGGCAGGTCGCCCTAAGCGTTCTGACGCAGATTTATTGTCTGATAGGGCAAAAGTAAAAGCACAAATTTTTGGAGCAAATAATGAAGTTTTTCAATTTGATCAAGATGCCGAAATATATTTACCTCCACCGCCAGCAAAAAAAGGTACAAGTCTCTGGAAAGCGTGGGCTATGGAGTCTTTCCTGGAATGTATTAGGTACGGACTCACCTATACGGAAGCGTGTAAGCGTATCGGTGTCACGAGGAAATGGTGGGAGGAAAACTCCCAACGACATAAAGACTGGGCTGCTGAAGCACGGCAGATACGTAGTGGAGATGCAGTTAAGGATTCCTATCCTGATTTATCGAATATGTCCTTTTCTGAATTCTGTAAGCTATATTTTAATGTTGAGTTTGCACCTCATCAAACGGAGATAGAGAAAAACCTAGCTGATCCTACAGGAAGACTTGTTTTAGTATTAGGTCACCCAGAATCAGGTAAGTCTACTTTATCAGCATTGTGGTATCCAGTATATAAAATGTGTCAGAATCCAGACATACGTATTGCTCTGGTAACTAAGTCTGGAGAGAAAGCACAGGACTTACTTGGAAGAATTAAAAGATATTTAACTGATCCGCATTTGTATAAAGACTGCGAGAGAAACTTAATAGAAGATTTTAATGGATTTAAATCACAAAAGTCTGACGGTTTTGGCTGGTCTAAAGACCAGATAACCATACGACAAAGAGAGTCTGGTGAAAGAGATCCAACTGTTCAGGCTTTATCAGTAGGTAAACAGATTTATGGCTCAAGACTTGACTTACTAATTCTTGATGACGCTTTAACATTAGAGAATCAACAAACTGATGTTAGACGAAGAAGGATTGACGAATGGTTTACACAGGAAGCTAGGTCTAGGGCTCAGAGAGGTCAGACCTTAGTTAACGGAACAAGGATTCACCCATTAGATAATTATGGACAATGGAAAGATTCTTGGAAAGAACATAAAATATTTAAACACGTATCTATACCTGCAATTTTAGAAGAACATACAGATAACGAAAAACCTAACTGGTCTGAGTATTGGTCCTTAGACGGAAAATGGGAACACGATGAAACGATTGATACAGAAGTTTTTATACCTGGGCTTAGAGACATACGAGATGAAATATGTTCTAGAGATCCGCTGAGGTGGAAACTTGTGTATCAACAAGAAGATGTTCAAAACGAAGAGGGAATATTTAAACAAGAACTTATAGACAATGCTTTAGAGTTAGGTGCTGCAAGAAGTATAGGTCAGGTATATCCTGAAGAGATTTTAATACTTGGAATTGATCCTGCTACTACTGGTAGAGCTGCATCAGTTTTGCTTGCGTACAATCCTGAAACAGGAGTTAGAACTGTTGTTGATATTTTTGTAGGATTTAGATTAGGTGCGACTGGCGTACGAAATAAACTAATGTATGAGTTTTGGGAAAAATATAAAGACCATAGAATTGCTTATACAGTTATTGAAACAAACTTTGCTCCTACAATACTTGGAGATGATACTGTAAAGAATCGTGCTGAGTGGGCAGGAACTCGTATGATTGAACATAAAACAACTGGTGCTGGTAAAAAACGAGGATCTAAATGGGACGAAGAGTATGGAGTTGGCGCTATGCAGGCTTTATTTTATAGCGGCCTTATTGCGTTTCCTTCAGCAACAATTTCTGATAAACAAAAGCTTGAACCTTTGATAGATGATATGCTAGTATTTCCTTGGGCGAAACAACAGGACGCTTTGATCGCTTTGTGGATTGCAAATGGAGAGTGTAAGAACTCTTCATTATTTAGTGTTGATTTAACAAAAGTCGTGTCAAGACGGAATATTCCGCCTATTATAAGAGATAGAATGTTTACAAGGAATAAATGAGTAATAATTTAAATTTTGGTACACCATTAGAAAACGCAAATTCAGCAGGTAGAAATCTTTCTCCTTCTCAAAAATATTGGGATAGAAGAAATCAATTAATAGAAACTCACTCTGAGCATAAATCTAGAGTAAAAGAAATTACTTCCATTGTTAATGGAGAGTGGCATATGCTTTGGGCTAACTTGACTGCTACTGCCGAAGCACCTTCAGTTGCAAATATTATTGAAATGGGCATACATCATTGGTCTGCTATTGGCGGTGCCGTTATGCCTTCAGTCAGAATCCCTGTCCCTGTTAATGCAGATTTAAAAGGCGGCGAAAGAGCTGCAAGAAAAAGAGAACGTAGAGTAAAAGAATTATGGAGTGGCTCAAACATAAACGAGCTAATGGCTCAATGGTGGGGTGATTATGCAGGAGCTGGTGCAGCATATTGTGGCGTATGGTCAGACTTTTCCGAAGATCCCGCTAAAAGAAATCCGTATCTACAAAGGTTAGACCCTAGATATTGTTATCCAATTAAGGATACAAAAGGAAATATTATTGAGCTATTAGTTGCTAAAAGAGTATCTACTGATGTTATTTTAAAACAGTATCCAGTAGCTAGAGGTGTGTTAGATCCTAGAGTTACTGAAGTAGAAGAGTGGTTTTGGTTTTTTCCAGACAAATATATTCATATGATTGCTGATGCTTCAAAAACAGGTATGCAAAAAAGAACAGGAATTATCCTAACTGAAGAAGAAAATAAGTTAGGTAAAGTGCCTGTTGTTGAAGTTACAGTACCGTCATTTGACGGACAACCAAGAGGAATTTTTGATCAAACAAGACACATACTTAGAACAATGCACAGGTTAATGACACTTACAAT